AAATCGTGAGAGGACAAGTTGGAAGGGAGAACGTTTGGAACGTGGGGCAAGAAAGTGGCTTCATAGCGTACATGCGGGGTAGCATAGGCGACGCCCCATTAAGGGAAGAGGCGTTGAGTTTTGGAGATGCAAGGATGCTGAGCGATTCCTACGGCTTGGTTGAGATTTTGCTTTACAGTGAAGGAAAGATTGGGGAGGATGTGCTCAGTCTTTCCGAGTCAACAACAATCACGAACACGTAAAGGGAGGTGGAAAAAGCAAATGGATTTGCCAAGAAGACCGCTGACAATTGCGGAGTACAACGTCTTGAAGCGGAGTATCTGCCTGTCAAAACAGAAAATCAAAGACGTCTTCAAGCGCAGAAACACTTTCGGCGATGTCGTTACCATAACAGACGAAATCAGAGTTTACGAGGGCAAGAAACTCAGGTTCGCAACCAAAGGTCACATCGTCAACCAAGGTTTAACTCACCTGATTAACTTGTTGTCACCGACTGCTTTAGCTTACAGCTCAGGGTTGCATGGGACGTCCTATCAATGGACTTCCAAGACGACGTACATGCGACTCGGCACAGGCGGGAACGTTACTCAGGGAACCACGACTGGATTAACAACTCCTGTCGGGGCAGCCCCTGACTCCCAAGCTGGAGTTACATCTTCTCCTGGTGGCGGCACTTATCGCATAGCATGGACTGCAACGTGGAATGCCGGTTCGTTGACGGCTATAACAGTTTCAGAAATTGGCCTGTTCCTTGACTTGGTAACTAACTTGCAGGGCTTTGGTTGGACGTACGGTGGCGGCGGCACAGCCTTGTTCAGTCGCCTAAGCGCTGCAGATGGCGATTTCACGGCTTTCGTGGTTAACACAAGTGTGCCTTTGACGATTGAGTGGCGGTTGACCTTCACTTTCGCATAGTTTGTTCCCCGTTTTTGGGGATTTCGCAGTCACGATGAGGGGAGTTGAGGAAAAATGGAGAGACGGAACATGGAAAAAGTTAGAAATTACGTTAAGTCAGCGTACTTGCGCAGGAAATGGCAAGCCATCTGGGAAAAGGTCGGGAAACGAATCTTAGCTTTGCCTGAGCAGACGCAAGAGGACTTGCTGCAGGACATCAGCGAAGCTGTTGAAAGTCGCATCGCCACCATGGAGAGAGCTAATCGTGAGTAAGGCGGTGTTGAAGGCTTTGGAGCAGGTTAAGCCAGGAGACTTGATCTGTGTGGATTGGCTGGATGCTAGCCGAGGCAAAATCGAAACCGTCCGAGAGCTCCGAGAAGTGGGCGTTCCAGGAGCCGTCATAGACAGCCCCGTCAAGAGCTACGGCGTATTCATTGGATTATTCGGCAAGAGAAGCAAGCACATCGTCATGGTTGCAAGCCTCTGGGTGTTCACCGCTGTAGCCGACTATGGCCAAGTGGACACGACTATCATTCCTGTGGGCACGGTTGAGAACGTGCACGTCATCCAGTCTGGAATTCTGGACGTGGAGCGTGTTCGGCTTTGTCAAGCGGCTTTCATGATGGGACGCTGCCATCACTACCTTAGGCGTTTTCAGATTAAGGGCAGAACCTTCGAGGTGAAAAGAGACGCTAGATAAACTAAGACAATTCATCAGAGAACGCTTCACTCGGGTTATGCTGGTTTCCGAAGGCACCCCTGAGAGCATACCAGCTGATACTACAAGGACAAGCAGGACTCGGTCAAGAAGGTTCAGGCGTGTTACTGTTCCGCCTTCTGAACGTTTTGTCTGGGGCATGGTCGGCTTAATCATCGCCTTGATAGGCGCCATCATCTTGGAAGGGATGTACTTGGTTTTGACTAGTGGCAAGGTAAGCATGGAGTTGCTTGCTGTCATTTCTGGACTTGTGGGCAGCTTGACGACTTGCGTGGTCATGGGGAAGAGAACATGAGAAGCTTCGAAGTTAGAGCAGCATTCGAGAAGGTCTTCAAGAAACTTGACATTATAGATGCCAAAGTAAGCGCTATGCCCCAAGTACAGGTTCAGGTGTCCGAAAAGTTCCTGCCTACCCTGAACGCTCTCACCAAACTGGGCAAGCCAGCCACAAGCTCCGACATAGCACAGATTACAGGCAGAAACCGGGCGACGGAAAGTCAGATTCTCAACGAACTTGCAGGTCGAGGAGTCGTGATTAAGGCAAGAAAGAGTCGCAAAATTCTTTTCTCATCAAGGAGGAGTCAGGCGTGATTTGGCTTGTTTGGGTCTTAACTTGGCTGGGCGGATTCCTATTCGGTTTTTCTGTGGGTTACTGGTTGGTGGGTAAGCGGAAATGACGAAGGGTAAGCCTTGGACTGTTGAAGAGGAAAAGCAGCTGGAGCAGATGCTGCGTGAAAACAGGTCAGTTAGGGCTATTGCTAAAGCGCTTGGGAAAACTCGTGATTGCGTACGCATGAAGATAGCGCGTCTTGGGTTAGAAGTTGTTGTTCAGGCTAAATCAGAGCGAACAACAACTACCAGTTTAAAGCTGCCGACCGAGTTGCCCAGCCTTGAAGAAGCGTTGAAAACGTTAAGTGCAGCGATGAAGGCTTTGGAGACTCCTGGTTTGGATCAGGCTGAGGTTTTGCGTTTGCGCAGCATCATTCAAGCCGTGAAAATCTACAATGAGCTCTTTCCCAAGTATGTGGATATTCGGGGTTTTGAAGCTGAAGTTATGGAGCTGAAGAAAAAACTTGATGACGAGAGGGACAAGAAGGGCTAGAACGTGGCATAAGGCGGACTATGACCTGCAACGCCAACAGCTAAGAGAGGGTGCCAAGGTTCTGGACGAGTCTAGGAAGGCGGCTGTTGAACAGGTTAGGGGCGACACTGCTAGGTTCTTCAGAGACGTCTGCAAGCTGACGCCTTTCTGGTATCAGCTTGAGCTGGCGCAGTTGTACCGTGAGAACCAGTTTTTGGCTGTGCGTTGGCCACGTCAAACGGGTAAGAGCACGTCTATTGGGGCTTTGCTTTTGCAGGATGCCTACGAGAACCCTGACCTCTACATAGGTTTTATCGGTCCAAGCTGGCGCCAAACCAAGCTCAACATCAGGCGAGTAGCCAGCTTCTGCCGAAACCTTCCAGCTCAAGATGTTCGTGTGCAGAAGACAAGAATCAGCTTCTCCAACGGTTCAATCATCGAGGCGTTTCCGAACAATCCTGATACGGTGAGGGGAAACACGTTTCACCGTTTGTACTGGGACGAATGCGGATTCACACCCAACGATGAAGACTTGTACGATGCCATTCTTTTCACGTTGGGAACAACCAACGGCAAGCTAATTGCCAGCAGTACGCCATTTAATAGTGATTCTTTGTTTTGGAAGATGTGCAATCACCGCGATTATTCGGATTTTGCTAGGCATCACTTCACGTATGAACGGGCTTTGGCGCCTAATGGTCCCTTGAGTCCTGAGATGGTTACGCGGATTAAGCGGCAGTTTGGCGATGACCCAGCACGATGGCGACGCGAAATGGAAGCCGAATGGGCAGAAGATGAAGATGTTTGGCTGGCGCAGAGCCTCATCGTTTCTTGTGTGGGCACTGCTAAGAATTGTGGGGAAGACTTGCAAGAGTTTAATCCTGAAGCAAGTTATGAAGGCGAGTTCTTTGGCGGCTTAGACCTTGCACAGACACGGGATTACTGTGTGTTTGCTGTGGTTGAGCGGGTTAATGATAGGCTTTTGCTTAGGCATCTGAAGGTGTTTTCGCAGCCGACTAAGTATACTCATGTGTTAGGCTACATCAAAGCCTTGCAGGACCGTTGGGGCGGGTTTGAGAAAATCCGTGTCGACTTTACACGTGAAGGTCCAAGCATCATTAGTGACATGGAGAATGCTGGCATAAACAATGCTGAAGGCGTCAACTTTAGTGTGCCCCGCAAGAGTGAGATGGCTTCGCTGTTGAAGCAGCGGATGATGGATCAACGGTTCTTTTATCCGCTTTTGACTTGGGAGAAGCCTTACCGCGGGGACATCTGTAGTGAATTGAATGTGGAGCGTTATGAGCTGCGCAGAGACGGAGCCGTCGGTTTTAGTCATCCAAACGGCACGCATGACGACGTGTTCTGGAGTTTGGCGCTTGCATGTTATGCGACTGTGACTATGGGTCCTGAACCCTTCTTATCAGTTGTGCCAAGGATTGCTAACCGATTGAGCAAAATCAGGAAGCAGTTGGTGAGGCGCAAAATGTTGGGGGATACGCATTGAGGAACAGAAACAACTACTTTAGAGTGAGAAGGGTTTGCCGAACCTACGACCGAACGCAGGGCAAGTTCAGCTTCAACATTTCTTACGAAACCACGGTGAAGCTTACGCCACGAGCTTTGGTTGTGGCTGAAGCGTTTGGGTTAGGTGTTGACCAAGCCCAGAAATTCACCGTTCTAAACACTGAGCTGATGATTGCTCCAACCGACATCGTCTACATCACAGGCGACAGTGGTAGCGGAAAATCTGTTTTACTGCGGGCGTTGCGCAAAGACTTGGGTGAGGAGGCTGTGGATTTATCCGAGGTTGCAATCAATGTGGATAAGCCTCTTATCGAGACAGTTGGCAGAACAGTCGAGGAAGGCCTGGAGCTTCTGAGCAAGGTTGGCTTGAATGACGCGTTTCTTTTCCTACGTACATACAGCCAGCTAAGTGACGGTCAGAAGTACCGTTA